TTAGTCAAACATGGTATCCACATTTGTGGCGTATCAAATGTGAACCATTAGTAGACAGTCAAGAATTTAGTAATATACTTAAAGAGCCAATTAACAAAGACAATTATCTCGGTGATTGGGATAAGAATAAGGTTTATCCTCCTGGTTATGTTATCAGTTATGGTGACAAGAATTATATTAGTAAGATTGAAGTACCAGCAGGTGTATTCCCACCAAATGAAACATATTGGGAACTAGACACTAAAGATACACTTAAGGATATTCTTGCTACTTACAATAAGAATATTGAAATTAATAACGCACAACTTGAAGAAGCAAAACGCCAAGTACCACTAAGTGGTTACGATCAAACAAACTTGTATGTCGTACCAACATATGGTGTCTATCAAGAAAATGATGTATTGTCTGATAAATTAAATCAGCCTGCACCACCTATTAGTGTTGAAACAAATAATGGTTCACCCATTGTAATGACTGTGCAGATGATTGCCAATCCAAATTATAAAAATGCAAGTCCAGCATTGAAGGTCAGCAAAGCAGCACTGGATAGCATTTGGGATATGACTGCTGACATGGATTATAAACTTGACAAATTTATACAGGCAAGTTTAGAAATAGTAGAAACAAAAGCACCTACTACTAGCAGCGGCAGTGGTTCAGTAGAACCAGTAAAATTACTGACCGTACAAAGCATGGGTGCAGTAACAGGACCATATGGTACTGCTGATAACACATATGCTGAAGCAGATGCTAATCCAGTTGCTCCGGGCTTTACTGGAACAATAAGTCAACAAATGGACTGGCGCGCAGACTGTGATCCAAGATTCCAATATATTGCAAGAAGCAGCCCAAGAAGTTTTGGTTACAGCACAGGATATCTTAGTGGCGACGGTAAAGCACCGAATGGATTCCCAAGCGGTGCAGGTATTGCATTCCCACAAAATCCACAAGTTGGTGACTATTTCTTACGCATAGATTACTTCCCACAAATTTTGTTCCGTTGGGACGGCAAATTATGGGTAAGAATTAGTAAAAATGTAAGAACAGATACAGGATTTACAATTGCTGATACTTCGTTGAAGTCAGGATTTATAAACAATACACAAAAGACAAGATTAACAGATGGAAGTTTAGTACCATCAGCACAACCACTAAGTAGTGTATTAACTATAACACCACCTGACATTCCACCAATAGAGTAATTCATGGCACAATTTTTTTATGACAATCAGATACGCAGATTCTTATTGCAGTTTGCGAAAATTTTTAGTAACTGGTATGTGACTAAAGGTAAGGATCCTAATGGTAATGATATACTAGTTCGTGTGCCTGTTATGTATGGTGATGCAAGCAGACAAGCAAGTACTATTATCGCAAATAATAGTGCTAGTAATCTTCCTAGTGCACCATTGATTACATATTATATTACTGGTCTTGAATACGATCAGCGTAGAACACAAGAACCGTTCTTTGTTGACAAAATTAATGTCAGACAAAGAGCATATGATTCAACTACTGGCGAGTATGAGCAAACACAAGGACAAGCATTTACAATTGAAAGGTTAATGCCAGTACCCTATACATTAAGAATTCAAGTAGATTTTTGGACTACTAACTACAATCAGAAATTAGAATTAGTAGAACAATTAGGAACATTATTCAATCCAAGTTTAGAAATACAAAGCACAGATAACTTTGTTGACTGGACATCATTAACCGTTGTATATCAGGACGGCCTAACATTTTCTAGTCGCAGCATACCACAAGGTACAGGCAATCCTATCGATGTATTGAGTTGGAAATTCTATATGCCTATATGGATCAGCACTAGTTCTAAACTCAAGAAGATGGGCGTTATTCACAAAGTTATTGCTAGTATCTATAAGGGAACTGCATTACAAGATATACAAGATGAAGATTTGTTATTAGGTACAAGACAAAAAATTACACCTTATGGATATAAAGTATTATTAATAGGTAATAAGTTACAGTTATTACCTGCTGATGAAGCGTTTTATCCACCTAATACAAATTTAGATTTACCACCATCTCCTGATACTGATTTATATTGGTCAAGTTTACTTAATGTCTATGGGACTATTAAACCGGGTATTAGTCAGATATGGTTGCAAAATCCATATATGGAAGATGATATCGTAGGCACTATTGTTCCAGATCCAATGGATGATAGATTATTAATCTATGATATTGACCCAGATACATTACCGCAGAATACATTAGCACCTGTTGATAGTGTAATTAATCCATTATTACAAGGACCTAATGCAGGTTTACCAGGACCTGTTCCTGGTTGTAGATATCTCATTGTTGAAGATATAGGCAGCGAAGGTAGCCCTACTACTGCATGGGGCAATCTTGTAGCACATGCCAATGACATTATACAATATACGGGTTCAGAATGGATAGTATCATTTGAGGCTTCAGCATCAACAACTGTAGAATATGTTACCAATTTAACTACAAACATCCAATACCGTTATGTAGATCAAGAAGGGCAATGGATGAAATCATATGAAGGTTGGTACAACCAGGGCGATTATAGTATTGTAATCTAAGTCTAAGAGTGTTACACTCTACATATGAAAAATACCTCGGCAGGAATATTCTTTTATTGTAAAAGCACTAATCGCTTTTTGTACCTGCTTAGGTCTGATGCTAATTATGCTTGGGGTGTTCCGGGCGGTAAAATAGAAAAAGATGAGACATTATTAGAAGGCATCGAAAGAGAATGCTTAGAAGAAATTGGTTATTTTCCCATAGATGCTAAATTAATTCCTATACAAAAATTTGTGAATAACAGTTTTACATACCATACTTTTTTCTGTTCAGTTGATGAAGAATTTGTACCCAAATTAAATTATGAACATGTGGGTTATGCTTGGATAGGTGACGGTCAGCATCCCAAACCAATGCACCCAGGATTATTTAGCACAGTCAATATTGATATTGTAAAAGAAAAATTAGAAACACTTACAAAATAAAAACGGGGCTTTCGCCCCGTTTTTACTAGTCATTCGACTATTATTGCATCTCGAAAATCTTTTGAACTGCCTCAGCCCCAGTAGCGCCCAGTATTGCTGCTGCGCCCATTAGCATCCATTTTATCTTTTCAATACTAGATACCTTTTCTGCTAATTCTTCATGTTGTTTAGTTTGCTGCTCTTGGAATTTCTCTAGAAATTCTTTTGTTTCAGACATATTACGATCTAAACAATCATGCAGGTCTTTGACATCAACTTTTAGTTCATCAACCTTTTCATGAAGGTGACTTACTTCGTGTTGTAAAACTGCTACATCTGTAACAGTTTGTTCAAATTTTTTTCTAACTGCTGCTGGCATTTAAGTTTCCTTATTATGCGTTGCTGATAGTGACTACAGGTGGTAGTGAAGCATCGGCATTTGCAGCAATTGCTGAATTGAATGATGCGATCACATCTGGATTGACAGTTGCTAGAACTGCTGTACCAGTACCTGAACCTGCTGCTGTAGCAGCAAATGTAATACCAGTCATATTGGCAAATGCACCTACTGCTGTCCAGTTAGTGTCGCCTGCATTATAAATGGTATATACTACGCCAGGAGTCAATGCTGAAGCAGCGACTTGTGCTGGGAACACTTCACTATTATAGTCATTTAGTGATGATACAAACTTAGTGCTTGCATCACTATATGTTGCTAGAATATTGAATGTGTTTGGTGTTAATGCAGCATTTGCTACATTAGCAGTATAACATGCTGCTGTTAAGCCGCTTGTTGTACCAGTAACCAAATACTTTGTCTTGCCCTTCTGACGAACGATGAAGCCTGCTTCGTTTAATGCGAATGTAAATGCTCCATCATAATCTTCATTACTATTTGCCAACAAATCAAGTTCTGTGTCATTAGTAATTGTATCAACGAAACCTAATACATTTCCATTGGCATCAGTAATACATTCACCACCTGATAATTGAGTAGTAAATGCTGTTCCGGTACCAGTTACAGTAGTGCTTGCAGTGCTTGCACTAATTGTACCTGTGCCAGTTTGACCAATCGCTACACGGACTAAAGTCTGTGAACCATAGATTGCTGTGTTACCACCAACTACACCATAAGTTGCTGTGTTAGTTGCTGGATAACCAGTACCGCCAATTGGATTGTTGAAATATGCATCAACAACATTAACTGATGCTGAAACAGTTACAGGACCTGCAGTACCTAAGTTAAACTTAGTGTAAGTTGGGTTTGCTGATAATTGTGTTTCTGAAACAGTGAATGTGCTGTTGTTGCCTGCATTCAATACTTCTAGGATCCAGTACAATGTACCAGCAACTAAGTTGCCTACATTGCTTGCTGGGATGAATGACATACCAGCAATGATTCCTAAATTAGTAAAGTTTGCATTTGTTGTTACTACTTCAGTTGTGCCGTTTGTGGCTGTGATTGTAACAACTGCTTGTGCTTTTGCTATTTTAAGTGGACGACCCATTGTTTTTCTCCTTTTATGCCGGGTTCTAGCCGGTACGCGGCGGGAACCGCGTAAATTCACAATCCTATATCGTGAATGAATTATTTATCAAAAAAGTCTAGTTTAATACGCAGTTTATTATGGAGCCCAAGGTCTGCCTTCAATTAAGCCTGTTGGATGTGGATTAGGTACACTTGCGTTTACAACATATTTCGATGGCAATTCAGTAATGTCATATACATTCCATGGATTGCCTTCTTGTGTTCTGTCTAGTGTTGCTAAATCTAATTTAGCAACCTGTCTATCTTCTAATGTCGGTAGTCTAGATATTAAATTTCCTGATCCTAATACAGAACCATTAACAATACCATAACTTACAAGAGTGTTAGCATTAGCCAAAACCTCTTCATTAAAATTTAAATTATACCAAGATGAATTTGTGCCGGTCGCAGCATTAATTGTGGTCTTTAATGTGGCAACTGTTATGCCATTATCAACAGTGTAAGAATCAAACTGTCCGGCATTTAATAAACTTTGAACAGTAATCGTAATCGCAGCCATTACAATCTTCCGACTACAACTTCTATTACACCTTGTTCGCCATTAAAATTATTTAAGGCTTTACCTATTACTGTTCCTATTCTAGGTGTTGCGCTAGCCATAGCATAACCTTCTCCTGCCGATACTAACATGTCACCTTTTTCAATCTTGCCTTTGACTTTAACTGGAACACGACCAGTAAGTGCAAGTATGACACCATTATCTTTGCATGAAAAATCGCTATTCATAACATATGCTGGTTCAGTTGAGACTACTCCTGCGACTCGGTGGGTTTCTATTCCTGCTATAGTAACTTCTTGTTCGCCACCGAACTGCAATACTGTTCCTGGTTCATATGGTTGATCAGCACAATACCATTCTGCTAAGTCAGCGTATGTTGCATTCCATCTTGAGCCTGCGGTTAGTGTCCAGTTTCCTGTAACAGTTCCCGCTGTTGTGTTAGCACCCGTTGTTAATGTAGTGCCATAAAATGTTGCCGTGCCTCCACCAACATTACCATTGTATGTCGGTAGATAATTTGCTACATTGGAGTTACCGTATGTACCAGCAAAAGATACAGCGGCGCCATTGGCATAGTAATATCCATCTGTTTTAATGCCACCGGTAATTGTATTTCCTGTAACACTTAAACTGCTTAATGTACCAACGCTTGTGATATTTGGTTGTGCTGCTGTTGTTACGGTTCCTGCTGTTGTTGCGGTACCGTTTAATGTTGCTGTAATAATATTTGCGCTGAAACTACCGTTACTATCTCTAGCAACAATCTTATCACCTACATTAAGTGATGTAGCATCTACTGCCCATGTTTCTGGTGTACCACCATTATAATTGTTACCTGTTAGATAACTTCCTCTTGTTAATGTAGCACCAGCATTAGCGGTAATTGTACCTGAACTACCTAGTGATATAGCAATACCGTTAATAGTAATGCTTGAATTTGCTAATCGGCTTTGATCTAATGTACCACTAGTAATGTTGCTTGCATTTAATGCGCTTAATCCGCTACCGTTACCAGTGTATGTACCTGTTATTGAAACATTACCTGCTTGGAAATTACCAGTATAAGTTGGTAAATAATTTGCGACATTTGCGTTACTATATGTACCAGTAAATGATACTGGAGTACCGTTAGCATAATAGAAATTATCTGTTTTAATAGCACCTACTGCTGCGTTACCAGTAACATCTACTGATGATAATGTACCTACGCTAGTAATATTAGGCTGTGCATTTGTTGTAACTGTGGCTGCTGTTCCAGTTGATGTTGCGAATGTTGCATTAGCAACAGTACCAGTAACATTTGCACCAGTGATAGCAGTTAACAATGCACCATTACCTACAAAGTTACCTGCAGTTAATGTACCAGTTACATTAGTACCGCCTGTTGCATTAATTAGAATACGGTCATCAGCATCGTTTGTGACGCGCAATTCTAGTATAGTTGATTCGCCTACACTGGCATAATATTGAATTGTTGCTAGATCACCTGATCCACCTCCCGGGTCAGCAGGGAAAACTATACCATTTGTACCAGTGCCGCTTGTTGGATGTATGACACCAAATAAATTATTACCATAGATATTAGCGTTAGCATCACGCGCCACAACCTTACTGCCGGTAGCAGTAGTAGTTGCGTCAACATTAGTTGTGATTGCGCTTGAACCATTGAAACTTATACCTGTTAGGTAATTTCCTAGTGTCAATGTTTGTGCTGTTGCAGCAGCGATAGATGCACTACCACCTAGTGCTATACTTGTACCATTAATAGTTATGCTGTCATTGGCAAGTCTTGCTTGATTCAATGTTCCAGAATCAATATTTCCTGCGTTTAATGAGAATATTCCAACGCCATTGCCTGTGATGAAACCGGTAGTTGTTACATTGCCGCCACTTATTACAGTATTATTTGTAGCATTGCCTACAGTTAAACTTGTTAGGTTACCTACACTAGTGATATTAGGTTGGGCAGCAGTTGTTACAGTACCGGCTGTTGTTGCCATGCCACTTAAATTTGCTGTAATTATATTTGCACTGAAACTACCGTTAGCATCACGCGCAACAACTTTACTTCCTGTATTATTTGGTGTTGCATCTACAGTAGCAGTAATCGGCGCACTACCATCATATGAACCGCCGGTAAGATAACTTCCTAATGTTAATGATGAACCTGCATTCGCAGTAACAGTATAACTACCACCAAGTGTTACTATTGTACCGTTAAGAGTAATAGATGCATTTGCTAATCTAGTTTGATCTAATGTACCTGTAGTAATATTACTTGCATTGATTGCGCTTATGCCGCTACCATTACCTGAGAATATACCACTATTTGCTACAATATTTGGTGCAGTAACATTACCACTTGAATTTAAACTAGTTAGTGTACCTAGTGATGTAATATTTGGCTGCGCCGCAATGGTAACATTTCCTGCGTATGCTGCATAGTTTGCGTTGGCTGCAAAATTAGCATTAGCAACTGTGCCACTTATATTTGCTGGATTTAAATTTGTTAAGTTATAACCATTTCCAGTAAAGACGCCATTTGATGTAATGTTACCTGCTGA